TTTTTGATGGGGATGAATAGGATCGACTGACGGATAGAGATGAGAGTAGATTGCCGTGGTGACTTACGTTAGACAGTCAAACAAAACTAAACGCAAACGATAACTTTGCCACATCTGATTTCGCCCTAGCGGCGTAAACACAGGGAGTTGACCACTTACTTAGCAACAGAAAAGTGGTATCCAGCGGGTGTCGTATAATGGCATTACTTGAGGTTTCCAACCTTATGACGGGAGTTCGATTCTCTCCACCCGCTCCAAATTTTATAGTGTGATGACTTAACACATCCATGTAGACCTACGGTAAGTCTACAAAAATCGGAGAAGGTTTCGGTATTATTAATACCGCCTTCTCCACCTTTTTAAACCTGTTAACAGGAGTTTGTAATGAATCTAGAAGAACTAGTTGTGATGACACCAAAGAAGTTCGCCCTCAAAATCGAAAGAATAGTAAATACAGCAGATGATATATCGTACATGGATGCTATCTTAGATTATTGTGAGAAGAATAATATGGAACCAGACACTATTGGGCCGCTTATTTCCAAACCACTCAAAGAAAAAATAGAAGCAGATGCAAGGAAGTTAAACTTCTTGCCACGAGTAGCAACCCTACCAATTTAAGGATGTAATCCAATGGAAGCGTGGGAATCCTACCAGATATATCTTGGTCTGAAACTACATTTCACCAGTAACTATGATTATACTAGATACGGTGGAAAGACTTCTGCAACAAAAGCATCCTTCTTAAAGCGAAGAGATAGGTATTTCTTTGCAAGGGTAGCAAGAAAGTATGGAGATAAGACACAAGATTATTATATTTCTAATTTTGTAAAGTCCCCAAAAGGATGGTTGGGTGATTTCAGTGAAGAGAACTATATGGAATGGTCTAAGAACAAACAGTCCTTGACATATAACTTTCTACAGGACATGCACTTTTTGTTTGATCAAGTTGAAGATTTTAATTCAATTTTCTCTTTACAAAACGGTAAACATCCTGTATTATTGAAGAACATACTTGCTAAACGAGTAAGTATAGAATCGGCGGTAATCTTGCAAGGATTACTTAACTATGTTAAACGGTTTGATGAAGGAATGAAAGATGACTTAATATGGCCAGACACTAGACGATTAATCGTCAAATACGCCGCATTTCTGCCTTACGATAAGGTGAAGTGTAAAACAAAACTACTCCAATTAGTGAAGGAGAATTTCAATGGATATGCAAAAAGTCATACCAGCGAATGAACTTATTAGGGAAAGAGATTTCTATCGTGCAAAGTTGCAATCTGCAAAGTCACGAATTAAGACTCTTGAGTTTGACTTGTCAGAGCTTCAAAAGCGTGACTCAGTTCTCTCAAAGAAACTTGCTGAAGTTTCTAATAAGTCCAATAATGGTTATCGTCCTAAGTATCGTAAACAGGCGTAATTGTTATATATCCTGAGTAGGATAATAAACTGCTCAATTTTTTAAAGGGGTTGTTATGAAATACAAACAATTGTCACAAAATGAATGGTTGGTTGAAGTCCAACAAGATGGTAAAACAAAAGAGATGTTTTTTGAATTCCCACATGGATCAATTGATGCAGTAGGTTGGGATAAAGGCGATACTCTGTTATGGGAAGAACTACCTGATGGTGGTTATAGTTTGACAAAGAAAGAGGATGAGAGTGACAGAGATTAAGGAAGTAAATAAAATGGTAACAACAGCAAAATTGATTGCTTATACCCAACCACCAAGCGAGAACGGTATAATTGGTATAGATGATGTGCAAGATTTGATTGCATTCTGTGCTCGTGTATCTAATCCTTCTAATCAGATGAACCAGAAGACATCTGAAAAACTTATTAAGTATTTGGTGAAACACAAACATTGGAGTCCATTGGAAATGGCTAGTGCTACGATTGAAATCGACACTACTCGTGACATTGCTCACCAGATTGTGCGCCACCGAAGTTTTGCATTCCAAGAGTTTTCTCAAAGGTATGCAGAACCGTCAGAGATGGGAGATGCATTCACTACAAGAGAATGCCGTCTACAGGATACAACCAATAGACAGAATTCTATTGAGATTGAGAATGACCCATCACTAGTCGATAATCAAGTTCATCAAGAACTTATTAAAGATTGGAACCGTAGACAGATTGGTATAATCAACCAAGCAAAACAATGTTATCAGTGGGCGATTGATAACGGTATTGCAAAAGAACAGGCTCGTGCAGTTCTTCCAGAAGGGTTGACCAAGACTCGTCTATATATGCAAGGTTCATTACGTTCATGGGTTCATTACATTGAACTTCGTGGTGCGAATGGAACGCAAAAGGAGCATATGGAGGTTGCACAGAAATGTGCGATTGAGATTGCTAAAATCTTTCCACTAATGGAGCAACTTAAAAGTGTATAAATTTATACATGAAGAGCAAAAAGCAGAAGGTAATCTAGGTAGACTACGACATCACATAAAGAGAGTGGAGATTGTCGTTGAGACAGATGCCTGCCTCGCTGAGATGTGTGACGCATTTCAACTATTCCTCAAGGCTAATGGATATAACTTTGAAGGTAATGTTGAGATAGTTCCCGAAGATGGCTTCGAGCAAGATATTGTAGATTACAAGTCTATGCAACAAGACGTAACGGAATTGAACGGTGATGGTAACAGAGAACGTGGACGTTATGGGGAAGATACTACTAAGTACCAACCAAAACAGACATCTCTTTGGGATGCCAAGCCTGAAGAATGGGATGAGGCGAGTAGAAATATTCGTGAAAGAAAGTTTTAAAAACTTCTTGACAAAGCCCCACTTTTTAGGTATAATATATACTGTTACATGATGAAAGATGTGACAAACTACATAATGAATAATGTGAAATACTTAAACATACGATAAACATACGGAGAAAATATATGTCAATTTCAGCACTAAGAAACCAGAACAGTCTGGATAAACTACTACAACAAGTCCAAAAGGATGAAGCACCACAGAAGGACTCTAAGTCCTATGTCGATGAACGGCTATGGAAACCACAGGTTGACAAGGTAGGGAATGGGTACGCAGTACTTCGATTCTTGCCTGCACCTACTGGTGAAGAGTTACCTTGGGTTCGGATTTGGAACCATGCGTTTCAAGGCCCTACTGGACAATGGTTTATTGAGAACTCTCTAACTACCATTAACCAAACCTGCCCTATCTCTGAGTACAACTCACAGTTATGGAATTCAGGCGTGGAAAGTGATAAAGAGATTGCTCGTAAACAGAAACGCAAGTTGCAATACTATGCAAACGTGTACGTTGTAAGTGATCCAACTAATCCTCAGAATGAGGGTAAAGTGATGCTCTATCGTTTGAGGGTAAAGTGATGCTCTACCGTTTCGGTAAGAAAATCTTTGATAAGTTGATGGAAGCAATGCAACCAGAATTTCCAGATGAGTTGCCAGTCAACCCATTTGACTTTTGGGAAGGTGCTAACTTCATGTTGAAGATTCGCAAGGTAGATGGTTACTGGAACTACGATAAGTCTGGTTTGGATGCTAAATCTGCATTGAAACCAACTGATGAAGAGTTGGAGACAATCTATGCTAGTCAACACTCACTTGCTGAGTTTCTTGCACCGTCTAACTTCAAGTCATATGATGAATTGAAGACTCGTTTAGATGCAGTTCTTACTGGTACAGTAAACACCGCTAAGACTGCTGCTGATAGGATTATGGAAGATGAAGGTACGACTGACTTTAAACCTCAGTTCAAGTCTGAATCTGCACCAGAACCTATGAAAGGCAGTGCGCCTGCGGCATCTGATGACGATGATGATGCTATGTCATACTTTGAAAAGTTGGCAAACGAATAGGTATCTATACTAGGGTAGAGGTATAACATACAGACCCAAAATAGATTAGCAACAAGGGGTGGTATACAACACATCAATAACCCCACCCAGTTGTGAAACATAGAAAACTTTTGATGTGGGAATAAGGGACAGAGTGTAAAAACTCCGTCCCTTTTTTTTGTGTCAATTTTTTATTAAACCGTATAAATAATAGAGTGCAGTAGAGTATCATGGGGCGTGATGCTTAATATAGACCACCCACTAAAAGTCGGTTGCAGTCTACTGTACTCTATGTAATAGTGGATACTTGTTTTAAGACCTTTTTATTATAAATAGTAGTTATTGAGAGAGTAAACATATGGATATATTATCATTCATTGGTGACGTTGGTGCGCCGATAGCAGGTGCTATTGCTGCTGGTTATTTTGTGTTCCTTACAATTAGATTTATATTAGCAGGAGTTACGAGTAGCGTAACGACCCTCAGAAGTATAATAGGACAATTAGATAATCGTGTGCAGACTATGAACAATGACTTGGTAAAGATTGACGCTCTGATGAGTTATGCGTTTGGTGTTAAACCAAACATTGACAGAATTGCGGCAAACGAAGGTAAGGAAGATGCCAGGCGTGATTAAAGGAGTGGATAGTTGGAGGGATTGGTAGAAGCAATTAATCAGTATGGATTCCCCATCCTGGCAGCAGTCGGCCTTGGATACTTCGTATATTTTATATGGAAGTGGGTTACTGAAGTTATAGACCCTATTATTGGGCAGACAATGGGAACACTTATTGCACTAGTCGATAGAATAAGAATGCTCGACAACGACTTGATACGTCTAAATACTAAGCTCTCAATGTTATTAGAACATTACGACAAGACAGGTAAACCTATAGATGGTGAAATAGAAGAAATTTTACAGAGGTACGGATCAAGACATGAAGAAAATAAAACTACTAGGGATACTACTCCTACTAACACCGATAACTAGTTACGCAAGCGACCTAGTACATACATTTGGCAGCCCTTCATTTAGTGGAATAGGACAGTCACAACACTTCCTTTCAATTGCTCAAATCGAGCACAATCGCAAACAAAAATTACAAGACGATAAAGAATCAGCTGAACGAGAAGCTGCTAGAGAAGAAGCTAATAAAACTATTAATAAGTTTATTAATAATGTCGAATCTCGTATTTACGCTCAAATTTCTAAGAATCTTGTCGATAGTATGTTTGAGGATGATGGAGCTCTTTCTGGTACTGCTGAGTTGGAAGGTGCGACTATCTATTGGGTGAAGGATTTAACAGCAGGAACTATTACAGTAACGATAACTGATGAGGATGGTACTGTAACAGAAATAGTTGTTCCTCTTACTGGATTTGGTTTCTGAATGGAAAATTACATAGTTGGTTTGATTCTTGCATGTATATTAGGGGGATGTTCAACTACAGCCCAACAGAATTTAGATATACAACCACCCACTAAATTTGTGAGTGGTGTACAGGAGAGGCTGGAAGACCTCCCATTATTGGACGCTCCACCGATGACTATTGCGGTGTACTCGTTTCAAGATAAGACAGGACAACGAAAACCTAATGACAGGTTTTCAAATCTATCATCAGCCGTCACTCAAGGTGCAGATTCTTGGGTAATAGATGCCCTTCAAAATGCAGCTAAGGGTGATTGGTTTATAGTGATAGAACGAGGGGGACTCGATAATCTAGTTAAAGAAAGACAACTAGCGAAGTCCACATATGAACAATATGAAAAAGGTGAAAAGAAACCAGAGCTTAAACCCTTGAAGTTAGCTGGTTTGATATTGGAAGGGGGTATTGTCGGATACGATGCTAATACCGTAAGTGGCGGCACAGGATTGCGCTACTTTGGTGTTGGAGGCGATACTTCCTATAGGACAGATCAAGTTACAGTTTCAATGAGACTTGTTTCTGTTAACTCTGGCAGAGTTATCTTAACAGTTAATGTCACGAAAACTATTGCTAGTGTAAAGGACGATTTTAATGTCTTTAGGTTCTTCGAAATGGGAACTAGGGCATTTGAAATGGAGAGTGGTGCGGCAGCAAATGAGCCGACCTCTATTGCAGTTAAAGCGGCAATCGACCAAGCGATTATTAACATGATAAGAAAGGGCGAATCAAAAGGTTTGTGGAACTATGAAGAAACAGACCTTTACATAAAGGAGAAGAAATGACCAGATACATACTAAGGTTATTCTTTGTTATGATAACCGCATTGGTGCTTGCGCCATACTCTGCTGCCAACGATATTTACATTACACAGGTGGGAGATAATTTAGATCTAGATATTACACAGGACGGTACTGATAACGTAGTAGGAAATTCTACTACCGCTGCTGTGATAAATGGTGATGGCATGACTTTTGCGATTACACAACAAGGTAACTATAACATAATTGAAGCAACAATTAGGGGCGCAAATTACACAGGCGCTTGGACTTTTAACGGATCATCAAATACAGTAAATTTAGATTGTAGTTCGTCTGCAGCCGGAAACTGTGATGACGTAACTTTGAATATAGCAGCTACTGGTGACGGTAACGCTTTCACCTTTGATATTGGCGAGTCTGCTGATGCATCAACTGCTGTAGTTAACTTTACAGTGACAGGTGATAATAGTATCATAAACTCTACCGTCAACGGAACAAATGCTGCACTTACAGTTGTACTCGACAATAGTGCATCATTAGCAACTACATCTGCTGCATCTAATGAAGGTATTGCAATAACAACTGTCCAAACTGGTAACGGTACTACTGGACACGGTATAGACGTAAATGTAACAGGTGGTGGCGGTACGATTGACATTAACCAAAGTGGATTGAACGATCAGACTGTTGACCTCGACATACAGGGTGATAACTTTGACATTGACATCAATCAGTCGGACTAGTTTACTTCTTGCTTTAATAACAACCTCTGCATTTGCAAATATTGGTACAGTTATTGAACAGAAGGGTGAAACAAATATTGAACGTGGCAATGACGGTTTTGAAGCCATTGACAAGGGTTTTGGTATGGAATCTATGGATACAGTTCGTACCAAGAGTGGGCGAACATCTATTGAATTCATTGATGAGACTAGAGTAGATGTAACAGAGCATTCTAAATTAGTCATTGATTCCTTTGTATATGACCCTGCTACACAGACAGGTTCATTATCACTAAAGGCCTCATTTGGTACGATGAGATATGCGTCTGGACAGATTGCAAAGAATAGTAGACAGAATATAAAGATTAGAACTCCTACCGCCGTAGTTGGCGTTAGGGGAACTGATTTCTCTATGACAATTGACGAGCTCGGTAGCAGTACTATTGTACTTCTACCTTCATGCAATTCTTATGGTAATTGTGTTGTCGGTGAGATTACAGTATCATCTGAGGTGGGTATGGTTATTATGAATCAGGCCTTTCAGGCGACTGTTGTACCTAGTCCATACACAGAACCTACCAAACCAGTAATTCTTGATATGGATGAGTCTAGTATTATGAATCTATTGATTAGAAGAAAGCCTGTAGAATTAGATCCAGATTCAGAATCAGCAAGGGCTAAGAAACTTGCAGATTTCTTGGGTATAGACTATCTAGAATTTGACGCTTTTCAGACAGATGAACTGCTAGATGTCAAAGATTCGACATGGGCAACTTCCTTAGATTTAGATTTTCTTGGTGCAGATTTGTTAGCAAATATTCTAGACATTCTTAATGAACAACTTGCACTACAGATGAGAGATGAATTCACTAAGATGCAAGATGGTGTTCAGTTAGGTAAAAACCCAGATACAGGGGTTGAGATATATGACTACAATACAAACTGGAAGTTTAGAAGAGATGGTGGTAATAATGTGTTTGATGCTGATTTAAGTAAGAACCATGATTACAGAATTAACTTAAAACAAGACGAAATAGAACTCTACGACATCCCCATAGGGGAAGGGAGTAATAATGAAATTACTATTATCCAAGTTAGGTAAATCAGTTACAGGTACTCATTTGGGCGTGCTATTAATTATATCATTTTTCACTGTACAGATTTGTGAAGCGAATGAATTATACCTTGGGCAAGTTGGAGATGATTTCACGCTGACCGTTGTACAAGACGGCAAAGACAACTCCATTGGCGGATTGTCAGCCAGTACAACACCTATTACTGGTGATGATAATACAATGACAATGACTCAACAAGGTGATGATATGGTTGTTGAAGGATACATATATGGTGATGATAATACTATAACTACATACCAAGGTGGCAGTGCTGACAATAGTTTTATGAGGGGTATTGTGTCTGGCAAGAACAATACAATAGACGCACGACAGGGCAAGAAGATAGACGGCAGTGTTGATGGTAATGACAGTGGCAATCACGAACAGTACATAGTGTTAACTGGTGATGACAATACGGTTATTACGTCCCAAGTTAACAGCAACGGTGCAAATTCTGGACATCATATGTCACATATCATAGACGGTGATTTCAACACACTAAGTCACTTGCAATATGCAGATGGTAAAAAGCAGGGATTTATTGAAATAGATGGAGATGATAATAGTGTTACTCTTGAACAAAGAAATAGTGCAACTCACTTTGCAGACATAGTGTTAACTGGTGATGACAATACAGTAACCAGTGTACAACGTGGGGGGATGAATGGAGCACACAGTCTTTCACTAGACTTGACTAATGCTGGTGGTGAATATACAGTCAGTACTTATCAAGACGGTTCTACTCCAAAAACATATTCATTGACAGGTGTGTGTACCAGTAACGGTGGGTGTGGCGTAACAGTCAGCCAATACTAACCTACTAAATAGTCCTATGAAATGGATCACACACTGGGCAACCGCCCTAATAACCCTCATAGTTATATCGTATATTGGTTGGAGTGACCCCTTTGTTAAGGAAACTTTACGTCTAAAGTCATTCGACTTAATCCAACAATACGACACTCAGATAACATCATCAGACATTGCAATACTAGAGATAGATGAGAAGTCTATAGAGAAGTATGGACAGTGGCCTTGGAAGAGAACTGTCATTGCAGATATGATATGGCAACTCAGAGATGCTGGTGCTGGAATAATCATACTACCAATCTTGTTCTCAGAACAGGATAGACTAGACGGTGATATGGACTTAGCACAAGCGATTGCTGGTAATGGTGTTGTCATTGCACAAACAGGTACATCCCAAACAAATAAGAATGCAGTCCCAAGAGGCGTTGCTAAGATAGGTGACCCACTTCCTTGGTTGTTTGAGTGGGATGGTATGTTAGGCCCGATAGAACTACTAGGATTGAACGCTGATGGTGTTGGTGTCATATCAACAGTACCAGAGATAGACGGTGTGGTTCGAAGACTTCCTCTATTGATGAAAGTGGGTGAAGAGATATTCCCATCTATTGCAATGGAGACTATTCGGGTTGCAACAGGTGATCCATCGTATCAAGTAAAAACACAAGAGGGTGGTATCACAGCAATGCGTGTACCATCATACCCTACAATCAAGACAGATTCTTTTGGTAGGATTTGGTTGAGGTATAACACAGATTTCCCTACACTAAGTGCTAGTGCAAGTGACTACACATCTCTAGAAGGTAAGACAGTCATTATCGGTGCAACTGCCGAAGGACTTAGTAGTATTATTGCAACACCAAAAGGTGAACAGTACTCATACATTCCAGTTGCGACATCCTTACAGACAATATTGAATGGTAAGACTCTAATTAGATATGCAGAATCAACGCTACTAGAATGGTTAGCTGCAATTGGATTAGGACTATTACTGATACTTCTTGCATCCAAAACTCCTTATTGGATATCTGGTATTATGATTGTTTCTATTCCATTATGTACACTCTACTTCTCATATGAGTCCTTTATGGATAGTCTAGTTCTCATTGATTGGAGTTGGATTGTTATGGTAACAACCTTAGTTGGATTCCATGCTATATTCAATAGGTTCACAAAGGAATTCTTTGAGAAACAGGAAATCAAGAAACAGTTCGCTGGATATGCATCTCCTACTGTTGTGAGAATGTTACAGGAGAATCCAGCACTCATTAAAGATGGTATGAAGAAAGAGATATCAATTTGTTTCTCAGACCTACGAGGATTCACTCCATTGGGTGAGTCATTTGGTGATGACGTTAAGGGGTTGACAAAAATAATGAATGGGTATATGGATGCCATTACACAACCGATACTGGATGCCGAAGGAATGGTAATCAAGTATATTGGTGACGCATCTATGCATATACACAACGCTCCAATCGAAGACCCCCACCATCCTAAAACTGCGGTTCAGTGTGGTTTGGATATGTTAAAAGCAGTGGAGATATTCAATGATAAAATTACAAAAGAAGGACGCCCACCTGTGGGTATGGGAGCTGGGATTAATACTGGTCTTGGTTATCTTGGCGAAATGGGTTCTACTCTACGACACAGCTATGATGTGCTTGGAGACTCAGTAAGTACCGCCGCAAGAATAGAATCAAAATGTAAGGAATACGGATGTGTCTTACTAGTAGGTGAGAACACATATAATGCTACTAAGGATGACTTCTTCTATCTTAAAGTGGACGATCTTGCAGTAAAAGGTAAGACTGTGGGTATCCGTATATATACAGTCTTAGACGGATTTTGTGACCTAAGGGCACAAGACGAACATGTGAAAATGCACGACTACTACTCTACTCAGAATTTCGACAAAGCAATACAAAGTTGTAGGAAACTGAAAAGTGAATTTGGTGGGCAATTAGACAAGTATTATGACATGTGGATTGAGAGATGTGAATACATGCAGACACAAAAACTTCCAAAGGATTGGAATGGTGTATTCATTGCAACAACAAAATAATGAGGTATAATCATGTTGTGGAAAAACTTACTACTACTAGCATTTAAGGATGGATTTCGTATAATGCCAGACGATGCTGAAGACGATAAATTCTTCGTTCTAGACGAATGTAAATTTGAGATTGGTGACGAATACAGAGTGGGCCCAAATGGGTACTTTGAAAAGATTGGTAATCATATCAAGGATTTAGAATTATGATGTGGGTAGAGTATAATATAACCCAAGTGGGTAAGAATTTAAGAGTTGAAGGCGATTGGCCTGGCGAAGT